CGAAACGCATGTGCTCGCCCGCGAAGTCTGTTAATTGCTGGCCCCAGTCTGACGCGATAGGGTCGCCTGAGATTGGGTATGCAGGTTTAGGCATATGCCCTCCATAGGCGATAGCCCGATGCGGGAGGATTTCGCACCGGGCTACCAATCATCGAATATTCAGCGGGAATAAGCCGAAAGACTGCCAACGCTGTAACGTAATTTCTGCGCCCTCCAATCTAATAACCCAAATCTTCCCGTATGATTTAGGCTCTATGCTCCAGTCTACAATACGACACAAATCGTACCGCATACAGTCGAGTAACCCGGTAAGGTCAAGTGCTCGACCCTCTATCGCAGGCAGCCGGATTGTAAATAGCATATTACTCCGCACAGTCCTAGAAATAGGTAAGTGCGCTAGGACGCTCATCCGAAAAACGTCCTAGCGCATTTGTAAGTGACTTACCATAGGCTACTCGCCCGCCTCATCTGCCGCAGCGTCATCCTCTGCGCTGTCGCCTTCTGCGTCGAGACTCGCCACCATTTCGTCCAGCGCGTCAATGACTGCGTTAAACGTGCCTTCTGCTTCCGTTAGGATAGCCTCTAGCAGTCGGTAGCCTTCGCCCGGCTCGACTGTCGTAAGTCGTGTCATAAACGCTTCCACGACTGCGGTAAGTTGCTTGCTCGTGACCTTAGCGGCCTTTTGCGCTGTAACCTCTGGCGCGGTGCGCTCGCGCCGCTTATCCGCAACGTCGGGCGGAACATCGCCAGCCTCGATTGCCGCGTCTACGTCAGCCTTCATAATCTGACGCGCTCGCGCAGCGGTCTTATCCCAACCGAATTCCGTTGTAAGGTAGTCGTTAAAGTTAGTGTAGCGCTTCTTGCCATCCGCAGTCTTGTGCAGTTTCCATAGGCCGTTATGGTAAATGATGTTGAGCGAGCGCGCGACGCTCTCTTGGATTTTCTCAAACTTGACGAAATTCTTTCGGATATTCGCCTCATTCTTGCGCAGCAAGTCCATAGGCTCGATAACTTCGCCCTCGACTGCGCGCACCGTTTCCTCTGCCTGCTCTGGCGCGGGAAGGGTCGTAATCTCTGCGGTCATTCCGCACACTCCTTAATTGCGGACTGTGGGCTACCCGTCGGGAGTCTGCACAGTCTCTTGTGTTGTCGCCTGTCTCTAGGCGATGTGGGAACACTACACCTAGCGTATGAGGGTGTCAAGTATGTAAGTGACTTACAACGGTTAAGGTTTCGCACTCCGCGCTTAACGATGCGCTAACCTATGCGTTTTGCCACAAGTGTCCGCCCTTTGTTTCCCTAATCCGTTTGTTTCTTTCTATATACCTATGGTATATACCGGAAAGAAACAAAGAAACAAACTATTTCTTTCGCCATATACCGCGCTTTGGGTTTGAGAGTGTACCGCCAGCCTCTAGGTTAGATAATGTTTTACTTAATCCACCTTCCGTAAATTCCTTACCCTCGCGTCGTAACATCGCCTCTAATTCCTGTCGCCCGTATAATCTGTCCTGCTCCATAAAAGCAAGCACTAGCGAGCCTATCGTATCCTTACCGGGCATACGCGCAGTCGTATACGCCTCTGCAATAGTAAGCGCGTCGCCGTTATGCCATATGCGAAATGTTCTATTAAGCGTAGGCATATCATATTCATTGGCTTTAGTGCAAACTAGCGATGCGTATTCATCCGGCTTAGTTACGCGGTAAATGATACGTGACTGCGCAACAAATTGTGTCGAGCCTAACGGCGTAGTGCCTCTGCCTTTTACCGATTGATGCCCAATCATTAAAATTGGCAATCCTAAGACTTGCAGCAACCTAAACATTTGCGTAGTGGCATCTGCACCGCCAGCATCATTTTCCCGTACATCGGCTCGCGCCATTGATGCAGAGTCAATTATGCAATAAGTAATCCCGTCCGTCGTAAATCGTTCCCGATAAGCCGTTACCATTCCTAGCGTTAACGTACCAATCGGCTCATAACGCAGAAAGCGTAATCCCATGCCATACGCTCTATGTCGCCATTCGAATTCGTTATTTTCGAAATCTAGTACAGCCGGATTAAATCCTTCGGCTATTAATGCGCGTATCGCATATAACGAAATCATGCCTTTGCCGCTATTAGGCGTACCATATAAAAGCGTTACCTTTTCGGGATGCAATAAGCCATCGCCTATCAACGGCCTAGGCGGTACCGGCCTGTCTCCCATCCACGCGCCCGGTTGTACAACCGTTTTAAGCGAGCGTGGCAGGTCAGGCACAGTCGCGCTAAAACCTCCGCGCACAGTCTAATATAAGTCACTTACATTTTGCGTTTAAATGTAAAGTACCCTCCGGCGGAGACTGTGCAATCGACACCGGAGGGATATATATAGAATAGCCTACGCTGTCAAGTCCAGCGCGCGCTATCCCAAAATGCAAAATCCCAATGAGCGCCAGAAACGCGCTCCCAAACGGACTGACGCCATGCAGAGTAATCCCACAAGCCTACGCCATTGACAGCGCACTTTTTAGCATCGGAAAGCGTAGGCGGTTCGATTTCGCCAATGCCTACTATCCAGTCGTAATACTCCGATACTATGGCATCCTCTGTAGCCATATGCATATGCTTTAATTGAGGCTCATGGTCGCACTCAGGGTAAAGCGCTCCCAATGGTGGCGCGGGATTACTGGGGTCCGGTGGCTCTGGCTCTGGCTCTGGCTCTGGCTCTGGCTCTGGCTCATTGTCGCGTATCTTCGTTACCGCAAAGCAAATACTACCGCTAAATCTCTGCGCGAATTCCTTTAAAATATCTGCCGACTTCCATTGCCAACCGCTACAAATCGGGTCGCCCGTTAGCCATTTGCCATCTTCGTTTTTCTCAGGATGCACATAGATAGCATGCGGACCATCATACGCCGCGCTGCATCCGCTACCGAATGCGCTAGACATTCCTTGCAGGATTACGCCTCTGCCTTCGCGTAGGCAGTCCATAACTTCGTCCCAGCCTTGCCCGCTGCGAATACTGAGACTTTGCCCGTAATGGTCCCATGCTGCCCGCATGTCGTATAGGTCAGTACCCTCGGCGTTATCCGGGCAATTGTGGCGCATGTCGCCACCTTTTTTAACCTTAGCGCCTGCGGTATGAAAATCCATCGCCATTCCAGAACTAGCGCAAGTGCAATTGTAGCCTTCGCTATGTGGCGTCGTATGACTTTCCGTATTATCGCCATACTGCGAACGAAACGCAGGACGCTTAAAGCCTTTCGTGCTTCCGCCGCCAGTATCCGTATAAACGCCAATTGTGCGAATAATCGTAGGCGGCTCCCATTCCTCGAAACCCGGAGCATCCTTGCGCACAAACCAATGGTAGATAATCCAAGGAGTATGCAAATATCGCCTAATGGTGCGATTTCGCATAATGTCCATTCTCCATATTAGCAATAGCGGTAGTAGCAATATGCCGCTAAAAGGTAAGCCGCTTACAAAATCGTTGACAATCTCATTAATCATATCGGTATCGTTACATCTAGTTTCAGGCGCGGTCGCCTGCTAGTCGTTCCCGCATTACGCGCCCAAAATTCTGTTGTGTATTTCTCTGCATCTTCGCCCGCAGAGAATATACCAATACCACGTTGCGCGCTTCCGCCATGCCATGAGCGCGCATGCCCGGTAATATCAACATTAAGCGCCGCATTCTCGCCACCGGGTACGCTCACAGTCTTAACGTTTGTCGATGCGCAATTTGGACCCGGATATACTGTAGCGTTACCGCTACTCGGCGTTGACGCGGAACCTTCGTTCCATGACTGAGTAACGCGCTTAACTACGATTTTCGGAGCACTACCGAATGCTACGAATTCCTGCGTTGACGTATCTAATTCCAGTACACACTTTTCGACTTCGATAACATCGCTAAAGTTAATATCGTCAAAGTCGATAAATACGCGATTGCGCCAACCCTGATACGCGCCTACGGGCAATTCATTTTGTGTGCCTGCGCCGTATTTGCTGCCGGATGACGTAAGGCTTACGCGAGTATCCTTATTTGCGTCGTAATATCTAGTAACGCGCTTTGTACCCGGTGGCGGCTCAATTGGCGGCTCAATTGGCGGTTCGATAATTGGCTCTTGTAATGACCATTCGCTAGCGGGTATATATCCGAGTAGCGATGCTGTCCAGCCTGTAGCGGTATCGACGTTGATAACGCCGCCTAGAATACGAATGGCTACGCTAAACGGAGGATTGATAGTCTCCGCATTAACGTGCAAAATCTCCGCTACACCTGCGTCAATTATTCCTCTTAATGCCTCAAAGGTTTGAGGATAAAGCGTACCCGGAGTGTATTGCAAGGATGACCCGGCGCGGTCCGCAAGTACCGATGCAGCCCATAGGGCAGCCTGTGGCGTCGGATTTTCTCGCTCTAGTAATGAGTCACCGAAAATCTCCGCTGCCTTAGCGTCGTTAACGGTAATGGGTACGGTTGGCGCAGTAACGTCATAGACAGTAACTTTAGTATAAATCGACTGTAGCGACGACTGCGCGGCAATATCCGCAACCGGAATACCGTCTACGCCGCCAGCCTGTAAACCTCTGTCAATCGGCGTACCGAATGAGCGAAAGCGCAGGATGCCTTCCCTATCGAGCCATACCGCGTACAACACGTCAAAGGCAGCCGTAATGATGTGCTGCCATGCGCTTACCGCATCTGCCGTTACTGGCGATATTGTAGGGTCAGGCGGGTCCGTAGGGTCAGCCTCGACCGTAATAATGTGCGCTAGCCCAACCTTGTTAATCAGGTAACGCGCGCGCGCGCGTAGCGTCGTCGGCATGGATGCATCTAGATTTTGATTTGCCAGCATCCTTGCAGCGACCATTAACGCTACGCCATCCGTACCGCGCATATTGCCGCGCCTTGTCGATATGTTGTAATTAACCTCGTCAATCAATCCGAGCCTTGCGGTATAGTCAGGCTGGCCCGGTTCCGCCAATACAATACGTATCGGCTGGCCCGGTCGAATTGACCCGATTAATTCACTTGTTGCATTCGACGGGTCTAATTTACGTTGCGGGTCATATGTGTTTAACGTCCATGACCCGGCAGCGGGTACGGTAACGACGCCTGCCGGGTCATCTGCTCCCCATGAAATTTGCGCCTGTAGCGACTCGGGCGTAACGTCGCGCCAGATAAATAGCGACCATACGCCCTCATCCCATAGCGCCTCATCCCAGCGCGCGCTACCCGGAGTCGGTCCGCGTAATTCTATGCGAACATTACCCGCAGCACTCAGGGGAGGCAACATGTAAGTTACTTACCTTTGACCATTTAATGCAAAGACGGAACTAACGCCGTTACGCCGTGCATAATCCCGCAATGCTTTTGTAACCTTTGCCTCGATTACAGCCGGGTCGCCATAGATATTGATTTGCACTCCGCCGCTATTTTGCTGCGTTGTACTCTGCTGCGTAGCGCTCTTTCCTTGCGCGGCAGATGACGCAGCAAACGGAAGAATATCAGGCAAATGATTTAGCGGGTTAAGGTCGATACTGCCTAGCAAGTCGATAAAGTCGCGTAGTGGCTTTAGCGCCTCGCCTATAGCCGCAATCAAATCGCCTATAGCAGTAGCAATATCGCTTAAGACTCCGAATACCGATTTACCGACGACAAAGAATGTTTTAAGTACGGCTACGATTGGCGGCAAAACCTTTACCGCAAGTTTGACACCTTCCGTAATAATCGGTACCAAAGTCTCTAACAAGTCCTGCATAATCGGGACTAGGTTTTTACCGACTTCTTCGCTCAATTCCGCGAAGGAGTCTTTTGTTTTAAAGGCTATCGCATCTGCGCTATTTGCGTACTCATCCGCTGCGCCTGCCGCTAGGCGCGTTGCCTCTGCGATAGTATCCGCAGATGTGGCGCCGGCTTTCATGCCCGGAATAAGACGCTTTAGCGCTAAGTCCTGTCCTACATGTGCCTTTGCTACAGCATCCGCCGCAGCCTCTAGGCTAGTACCAGAGACACGCGCTAAGTCCTGCGCAGTAGCCAGTAAAGTTATCGCGCTCTCTGTGCTTCCCGTAGCCGTTGCAAGCGTTGTAATGGCTTTCATCGTTTCGGTATCGGTGAAAGCCAATTGCTGCGATGCCGTTATCGCTGCCTCAGTAGCGGCAGTCCGCTTATCTGAGTCAGTCGTAACAAGGCGCATCGCGCGCGCGAATTCTCTTTCCTCTGCAATGGCGTTGCTGCCTGCTACCGTTGCATCTGCGAGCGCTAGCCCTAGCGTCGTAACCGCAGAAATAGCAAGCAATACGGGATGCGTCTTAAGTAGATTAAGCGCCATTCCGAATTTACCGACAGCGCCACCGGCGCTGCCTAACGCAGTAGTTAATCCCGATGCGTTACCATCAATAACTACTTCTAGCCTAGGAGGCACGCCTACGCCTGCTAGCGGTTCGCCTTACTGTACGCGGCTTGTGTATTTCGACTACTGCGCTAACTTCGTTTAGCGTCATCTTTTTGGCTTCTTCGGGGGAAACCTTAGCGAGCGTCGCCACACCCATAACCGCGCGCGCCTTGCGACGCTCTGCCTCATCGTCGGGCTTGTCGCCCTTAACTTCCAATTTGTATGTACAAACTTCTGCATACGTTAAATCCGGCTCGCTACGCTTTGCGACAACCCATGCCATAGCATAAAGCAATTGCGCCTTTTGCTTTAACGTACCTTTTTCCATAAGGCGCTCAAAATCGCCCGCCTCGATACCGGAAACATCGACAATATCGAGCGCTTCCAATAACGTAATACTGGACGGGTGAATATCCGCAACGTTAATGATTACTGTACGGGCTGGGCTTTCCCTCAGTAAATCACTAAGTATCAAATCCGGCTTGTCGGGCTGCGTCATTTATCGTTTCCTCATATCCTAATTCCAATGCTTCTGGATGCTGCTCCGCTGCTGTAGCGATAGCATGAGTAGGGCTAACCCATATACTCCCATATTCCTGAACGGTAGCATAATCCTGCTCGTTAGAAATATAGTCATCCTGCATTAAATAGGATGCCTGTAGTAGTCCGCTAAATGCTCTGGTATTGATAGCGATATACGGTATCAACGCCTCACCCGCTGCGCGAGCGGCAGCCTGCTTATCGAAATCCTCGACTTCGTTAAACGCTGCTATCACTTCCGCTTGCCCTAATATCCGTACCGAAGTAAACGGCGGATTAGGCATTTACCTACGCAAACTAAGCGATAGGTTGACAAGGCTAACGATAAGTATTCCCGCTAACAATAATTCCGTTAGGCTCATAGCCCTAACGCCGCATCCGCTACAAGTGCGCTAGCGTCAAGTACCGGCTTTGCGACAAACGGTAGCGTAACTTCGAATTCCGCAAACGTCGAAACTTCTCCGCCATACTGCACAGGAATTAGCGTAACCTGTCCTGTAACCTCTGGCGTATCTGCGCCAGCCGTTGCACTAGCGCCATGCGCATTTAGCACAACGTCGGCAACCTCACCTGCGTTATCCCACAGGAAACGCGCTAGCCCGGTTGCGCTGTAATCCTGTCCTGCACGCATGACAAGCGCGTAAGTCTCAGGTTCGGTATTAGCCGCTACGTTACCGTCTAGCGTAGGATATTCGACTGTCTCGCCAGCCTCGACTTCGATATGTACGTCTGCCGCGTCACCCTGAAATGGAACGGCTGTACCCGCGCCAACCTTAAGGGTAAATTTGGCGGTTTTCATAAATAGAATTGTCGCCATTCTAAACCTCCATCAATGTATCAATTACGCCGCGAGTCGCCATGTAATTCGTACCGCCCATATCTACCCTAACGGGCTTGTGCCATTCTGCATGGGAAAAGACAGCCATGCCCTCTAGTGCTGCGTCGATGGATTGCACTAATGCTTCCATTTCCTCAAATGACGCGCCGCTATCGGTACGACCCATGACAGCCCAAACTTCGTATCTTTGGCGACGCTTCCCGCCTTGCAACCCGCCTAGCGATACCCACGGCTCGCCAGCAAGCACGCGCGCACATGGAACGCTGAACGCTCCCCAACCGTAATACGCACGAATACCGGCAGCCTCTAAGCCTGCCAATAATGCGGTTCGCGCATCCTTAAGGCTCATCCGATGCCGGGTACTGAATATCGAGAAATGATGGGGGAAATGCTGTCGATGTAATCCCTAGAAATACGGATAGCATTTCCTTCTACATCGCTAAAGCCTGTGATACCGAATGGCGCTTCCCTACGCTTATACGTTTCGCCTCCCGCCATGATTGCAGCGGTGTGCAATTCAGCGGGTACAGGCTCAACGATTACTGCACCATTAAGGCGCACCGTGATACCGTCATTTACCGCAGCAGCACAGGCGACGGACCATGCTGTATCTTCCGCAGTAGGCGACTTAACGCCCACATAAGATAGGATTTCTGCGCTAGTGACAAATTCCACGGTGCGCCTCTTTTGTAAGTAACTTACCTTTTAGGCGTCGTCGTCGGTATCTTCGTCGTCGTCGTCGTCGTCGTCGTCGTCGTTATCCTCGATAGGCTCATCGACAACGGGCGACGTATTAGCAGTCTGCTCGCCAACATCATTAGACGTTACAGACTCGCTAATAGTTGTTTCGTCAGTCACGTAACTTTCTCGCTTTCTAGCAGGCATTTCTAACCTCGCGGCTTGCGGCTTGCTATTGGCTACTGCGTATCCGAATTAAACGTTAGTGTACGTATACCTGCGAACGCCCTTCGGCTGCAAGACAGCAAAGCCGAAATACTGCATGACTGCGAACACAACAGACTGCGGACCCTCTCGCTCGATAAGGCGCACGTCAAGTACGGTGCCTTTCCATTGCCGCGCATCATTGCGACGAGCGATAATCTCATTAAGCGGACTAAGCAACGCCCATGCAGGTTCAGTCGCAACGCCGCCAATAATACCGCGCTGGAAACCTGCGCCCATCAATTCACCGTTAGCATTAACGGGATTGATAAACGGCATAAGCGGTCGCCCGTTAGTATCCTCGCCAGCAACAAGGTTTCCCCAGTCTGTGCTATTGACGAATACACCTTCCGCCGGAAGGAAACGAGCGTTAGTACCTCCGGCAGCATCGCCCGCATAATACTTACCCAATGCAGACGCTAGGCCACGGTACAAATCTCTACCGCTAGCAGATGGCGTTGTACCCGCAGTATCCGCAATCGCGCCTGACGTTGTGAGCGCTTCGAGCACTAGAGCAATTTCTCGCTCTGTGTCTCTCATAAGCAATTCCCGCAATTCGTTACCAATGATAACGTCTGTACCGGGCGATGCTCCATCGACTGACTGACGCGAAACGATAGACTCACCGCCAATGGTCTTAGGCGTCAGAGTCTTAGGCGCGGTTGTAACGTCAACATTTGCAAGCGCCGCATTCTCCGCAGACTGCACCGCTGTATCGCCAGTAACGCTAGCGAACGTCGGAACAATAATCGGCACAGGCGCAGTAATAGGCGTCGTTGCAAAGAAAGCCGACAGCGGACCCGTATACGCCAAATCCTGCACGTACAGGTCCGGGTAATACTGCGTCGGGTACGCGCCTGCAATATCACCGCTAGCGGTTGCGCGCTTTTCCATTTGCTGCGCAAGGTCAGTAACTAGCATCTTGTGACGCGCCATACGTTCGCCTGCGGCAGCATCGCGGCTCGCAAGTCCCATAAGGTCGCCAAAGTACGAAACGTCCTGACCCGGACCATATACGCTCTCTGCTCGGGTAATGGTCGCCTGACCCGTTGTAGCGCGTTGTGGGAGACTCTGACGCTCTGCATCCCTACGCTGCGCGTCAGCCTCGCTAGACGTAATCAACGCGCCCACGCTCGCAATGCGCGCGTCTAGCGTTGCAACCTCTGTTACTTCTGTATCGTCTAGCGCTCTATCTTCCGACTCCGCAATCTGTCGGATTGCGGCAACCTGCGCAGTAAGCGCACTACGACGCTCTGTAAGCGCCGCAGTAGACATACCCGGCATGA